CTTGATCGCCTCGATGTACCCCGGCACCGCGGCAGCCTCGGCCTTGTTCGGGCGGACTAGGTTCTGCGGCTGGAATATCCGCCCCGCGTCGCGCCCAGTACGTACCGCACCGCAAAATTGGATTGTCCCGCGAAGCCGCCCGTCGTCACTGACACTCCGTTTGAGAGCGGCGTACTTGGCAGGTGCGGCAACGGCACCGTCCACACGAGCGCGGAGGAGGTCCTTAACGATTTCCGGTAGCTCTGGATCATCGATCCGCCTTTCGATTGTGCCCTTCTGCAGGTCGGGTAGGGATACTCCGTAGAAGCCGAGCAGGTGCTTGAGCAGCTGCTGCACCTGCCCGGCGGACTGCACCTCGCCGAAGGTGGTCTCCTCGACGTAGGCGTCGCTGTTGGCCTTGACGGCCGCCATCATCTCGATCGCTGCGTCGGCCAGCTCCACGTCGACGAGGAACCCACGGTCGTTGACGCGCTGGTCGAGCACCCATGTGTCGTATTCGGTGAGCTGGTTGCTACCCGGTTTGCCGGGGTAGTTCCACTTCGGCAGCTTGTTGCGCAGCGCGCGCATCGAACGGATGTCGCCCCCGGCGTAGGAGAGGAAGCGGTCCCACTCCTCGGGGTGTGTAAACTTCGTGGCGCGACGCAGCTTGCGGCTCTTCGCCCCGGGCTTGCAGAACAGGTGGATCAGCTCCTTGCCGCCGCCGTGTTTGCTGTCGTCACCCAGCTTGAAGATCTTGGACAGGTGGTCCAGACCCCCGGGAAGGCCGTGCGACATCGCCTGCACCATCGTGTCGTGGATGCGGTCGGCAGGGATGTCGAGACCGCGCCAGCGCAGCACGGTGCGATCGAAGCCGCTGTTGTGCACGACCACCTTACCGCCGGTGTCGAGCGTCAGCTGCAGTGCCTTGTCGAACTCCGGGGTGCGCAGGCTCCAGTCGCCGATGCCGTTGTCGTCGGTCAGGTCCTCGACCATGATCCCGCCCTCGCCGAACAGGGGATCGTCCTGCGCCCACGCGAGGATCATCACCTCGGCATCCTCGGCGTAACGGTGCGAGCCGTGCGAGATCGGGGTCGCGCAGAAGGTCTCGGTGTCGAGATAGAGGTCGATGGGATCAGCCATCATTCACCCATGTCCGCGCAAATACGTTGCCACATCTTGCTCACCGACTGCTGGCTCACCCCGGTCTCGCGACCGATGGTAGCGAATGAGGCGCCATCAGCGACCCGCTCGGCCACATAGTCCCGCCTTCGCTGCCGGGCGGCAGCGTTGGCTTCGCGCCGCTCGTTCCAGCTCGCGGGCTGGGGCCACGTGATAACTAGCGCGTGATAGCCTGCGCCGAGATAGCGGTCGCAGCCGAGTTGGGTCAAGGCAATCTGGTTGAAGCCCCTCCCGTCGCGTGGGGCGAAGCGCCGTATCTCGCCATCGGCGACCATCGCCGTGACGAGGGTCTTCGCCTGCTGGAACGATCTAGCCCAGTGCGCGGACGTACCCAGTTTGCGCGCGACCATAGCGCGAGTGATGACAGCCATTATCTATTCTCGAGAAAGCGGCTCCCGAGCCGAAACCCGGGAGCCTAGGTGGGGAGCTGGTTAAGCGAACATGTCGTCGTCGCCATCGCTGGCGTCGAGATCGGGGAAGTCATCCGGGTTGGCGGGCGGGGAGCCTGCGCCGAAGGCATCGCCGTCCTTGACGAACTGCACGCCGAGGAGGGTGGCGTTCACGCGCTGGCCCCAGTTGTTGTCCTGTACCCAGATCTCGACCTTCGCGTTGACGTAGCAGCCGGAGTAGATCTTGCCGTCGTCCTTCGTCAGCGGCGAGCGGTCGCGGTCCACTGCAGTGGGGCGGGTGTCGCTGCTGGGCGCGAGGTACTTATGCCCGGGGAAGCCGGCGTATTTGGCCTTGTCGTCACCGTCGTGCAGCGCCAACCGGTCCTTCTTCGCGAGGGTCTTGTGCATCGCTGCACCGGGGGTCTTGTCCTTCCAGTCGTGCTCGAGGCAGAGTTCTGCCTCGAGCGCTTCGATCTCGGCGACCTGCTTGTTGCTGGCGTCGAGCAGCAGCGAGCAGCCGTAGCGTGCCTTGCTGGTCGGGTCGCCCGCGATAGCCTTCTTCTCGAACACGCCTTCACCGAAAGCGAGACGTGCGCCCATGATCCAGATGGTACGATTTGCCATAATCAATTGTCCTCTTGAGGTTGGTTGTACGAGGGGTGGAGATATTCAGGGTATCGCTCCTCGATATAGCGATACGCCTTGTCGATCGCCGAACGGCGGACGAGTGAACCCGACCTGCCGATCTTCGACGCTGCGATCAGTTTCTGCCGTGCGTCGCGGGGCAGTTCGCCGGTTCTGGTCTTCTCGGTCACGCGAACAGGTCATCCTCTTCTGCCGTGAGATCCGGGAACTCCTCGGGCTTGGCCCGCTGCCAGATCGTCTTCTTCGGATCGCCTGCCACGCCCACGGTGGGCTTGGGGTCGGAGCGGGTGATGAACTCGCACAGGTCGGCCCAGACCTTCTCGGGGATGGTCTTCGCCTTGAACAACTTCTCGGCCTCGGTCGGCGTGATGAGCGACTTGCTGTACATCTCGTCGGCCTTGATGCGCGCCTTCTTCATCCGCTCCTCGACCTTGGCCTTGTCGCCCCACGCGCGGTTGCCTTGCTTGCCCTCGTAGAGCGTCAGGTCACCGACGGGGAGGCCGTCGTGCAGGTCGGTGTGGACCGCAACGCGGACAGCGTCGATCCACTGCTCGATGAGCGGGATCGCCTTCCACGCCTTGGCCAACGCGGCGCCGTCCACCTCGGACATCTTCTCAGGGATAGCGGCAGCCGCCTGCTTCCCGATCGACAGATCAGGGAACTCGTCAGCGCGGGCCGGAGGCGCGGTGAGCGCCATCGCAGCGGAGACCTCGCCCTGCAGCGCGGGGCAGATCGCCTTGGCCTTGCAGAAGCGGCAGCCCTTCTCGGTGGGGTGGAGGTACTGTGCGAGCATATCGTTCTCGCTGATCGTCTGCGCCTCGCGCACTCTCGCAGCAGCAGCGATCAACCCCTGTTCGTAGCCCTCCAGTTCCTCGATCGAGCACGACCACTCGCTGACGTGCTGCAGGCGCGGCTGGATGATGACCACCGTGAGTCTCTTGAACGGGCCGTAGATCAGGTCCAGATCATGGACCGTGCCGCTGCCGTACATGGTCCCCTGCCGGTTTTCGTCGGCATCAACCAGCACGCCCTTGCCGCCCTTCAGGTCGATCACCACTACCTCGCCCACTTGGGGCTTGATGACGATACAGTCAGATGTCCCCTCGGCGTCCGTCTCACCGGTGAGGTGGCTAAGCGACACGCGGGTTTCAGGCAACAGGATGTCCCCCGGCTCCCAGAAACTCTCGACGTGCGCGATGTAATCGTTGACGCAGTCCGCCATCTCCATGTCGAAGTCGTACGTCTTGTCGCCGACGGTGAAGGTGCGACCGATGAAGCCCTCGGCGTTGTCTGGTCGCCAATACTGGTGGCCGCAGTCGTTCATCACTGCCGTCTGCAGGATGATGTCCGCCACCTCGTGGCACACCGTCCCCCAGTCCGCGTAGACCGACCCGCGATCCTCGCGGCCAACCTCGAGCACCACGCTGCCGGGGCACACGGCCCATCGGTCAGCGCCCGAGGGGCTGAGCAGCGCGTGGGTCTTCTCGGGTATGTCGGTCATTCGTGTCTCCATGATCTGGCTTAGAGCGGCGCTGCGGAAACCCTCATCCCGGAATGGCTACCGCGAATAGGCCCCCCTGCAGGACTTGGGGTGCAGGCCCCTCGAACCGCAGCGCCTGTCTAAGCCCCGCCCCGAAGGGCGGAGCCGATCTTCACCCGGCGATGAACGCCGCGCGCTTGTCTTCAGGGAGCGCCGAGAGGTTGGCCGCGCCGAACTGGGCGAGCCGCTCTGCCAGAGCCTCGCGCCCATTCGCCTTCACCAGCGCCTGCGCTGCGTCGCGAACGTCGTCGAGGGAAGGAACGTCGGCATCAGCAACGGGATCGGATGTCTTGGGTTCGGCGACGGGTTCTTCCTTGGGCTTCGAAGCGCGGGTCGTCTTGGCTGCCGCGACTTCCGGCGTTACCGGTCCGCCGGCGGTGCCGAACAGTGCAGCAATCTGGGTTGGCGTTGGATCGGTGATGGTGATCGTGATGGTCATTTGTTCTTCCTCTTTGGTGGAATGGGCTGTTTTGGGAACAGAGATCGCAAGATAGAACAACCAAAAGGTTGTAACAAGAGAAAAGTGCAGTGAACGCGCAAAAAGATTTCCGGGGTAAGCGGAGGTATGCCGTCTAACGCTCAGCTCCGGCTCGTCGCCGAACACCTCGACAGCCTGTCGAGCACGCATACGACCGCCCCGACCAAGGCCGGTCGCTGGTTGCGCATCGCGCTTGCCGCCGAGGAGCTGGCTGGCGAGAGCACCTCGGCCAACCTCAACGTTTCCGGGTACATGTTGCGCGCTGCACTGGCGCTCGAGGCGGTCAGCGGGACGGGCGGCGCGGAAGAGAACAGCAACTACGCGGGAAAACTCAAGCGCATCGTCGAAGCGCTCGAAGTGTCTGCAGGTGTTGGGTCGGGCACGTTGGCGCAGCGCTTCACTGTTGCGGGGCAGGCGTTCACAGCAGGCCCGCTTATCCAGCTGTCATCTTCGAGCGTAAGTGAGACTGCAACCGCCGGAACCGCAGTCGGTGCGCTGACAGTTACGGGCGGTACCGGGACGTGGACATTCACCGAGATTGCCCCGCTGGCATCCTCGCTCGCCGTTGCACCGGGTGGAGCGGTTACGACCGTGGGCACCCTCACTGCCGGAACGCAGGCGCTTGCGGTGCAGGCGACTAACGGCACAGATACGATCACGCGCGCCTTCACCATGACGATCAATGCCTCTAACGCGGCCCCGGCCTTTGCCGCCATTCCTGCCCCCGGAGCGACTGCACCGACGCCAATCGCCGGGTTCCAGACATACACGCAGGCCCCCGACTTGCTGCATTGGGGCCTGGACTTCGGCACCGAAAAGACCGGCTCTGCCACTGTGGCGCTGGCGACCAACGCCGATGCTGCGGATTACCGTGATCAGGTGTTGACCTTTACCACCACGGCTGCGGGCGAGGATGCCTATGTGGCCGAACGTATTCGCCACATGCCGTTCGATGGTGCCCGGCAGACCAACTCCGCCGCTGACGCGCAGCTCTCTGCGGGATACAGGGTTATGCGCCTTGTTGTCGTATCGGGCGAGGCGCTGCTGTGGGCCGCATCAAGCACGAACAGCGGCAACACCCCGACGCTTCGCCTTGGCTTTGCGGATCAGGGCGATGGCACGTTCCGCTTCACCTTTGGCGATGGCACCACGCACCTGCGATACGGCGCGGCTTTCGCCTACGGCGCGGCCATGTGGGTTCGCCACGGCTTTAACGTGGCTGGCAGCTATGTGATCGACGCTAAGACCTCGGACGCGGGAAGCTGGAGCAATGTTGCCACGATCAGTGGTGCAGCCGTGGCGAACGTCAGGGGCCACATTTGGGGTTGCTTCGCCAGCACAAAGGCCAGTCAGGTCCAGTACTGCGAACGCGCGTGGAGCAACACCGGCTTTGCGGAGATTGACCGTTCATTCATCCACTACGCGACCCGTGTTGCCGATGCCACGCACGCCGCTGCAAATTTTGCCATCCGCGTTCCCGCTGGCGCCTTTCGCGGTCAGGCGAAGGTCCGCGTGCGAATCGGCGCCACCGACCCCGGCGCTTCGGGTGGAACTCCGCTAACCGCCGTTGCCTTGACCGCGCGCGCGGACGATATTGTGCCTGTCGCACTTAGCGCGGGGCTATCCGCCGCCACCAAGCAGTATTGGCGGTTTGACGTGCTTGGCGCGGCTGATGCGGTCGTTTTCACCTCGCGCGCGTACAGCTTCACCACCGACGCCGCCCCCGGCGGTTCCGCCTCCTATGGCGCGGCCTATGCTTCGTGCGCCTCGCAGACACCAATGTGTCACCCCTACCGTAATTTTGCCACCAGTGTGGCGGAAGTGGCGGCGGGCACCATCAACCGCGTGTTCCTGCTGGGCGATCAGGGTTATGAGGGCAACCCGGTCACGCTGCTGGACGGTTATCTTGACGGCAATGCGCCCGAAACGCGCGAGGATTTCACGCGCAAACTGGCTGAATATCATTCCGATATCGACCTTGAGGCGCTTTGCGGCGTGGCGATCATTGTGCAGACAATGGACGACCACGAAGTCGCCAACAACAGCGACGGGACGTGGTACGGCAGCAGCAGCCTTGCCTCTGGTTCGACATCGCAGGGCACCGGCTACAGCGGCGGGACGACTATCGGCCAGCTTTACGACCGGGGCATCAGTGTCTGCCAAAGCTGGGCATACGCCCATTTCATCGCGCGCCCTGCCGACGATTACAACTACATGGCGCGCTACAAATATTGGGTTTCCGGCACGGTCGCGACCATCCTACTCGACACGCACATGCTGCGCCGGAGCGGCAAGGTCATCCACGATCAGCAACTTGCATGGCTGCAAGCGTCGGTGGCTGCAATTCAGGCGCTGGGGTATATCACCGAGGTGCGCCTAGTCGCGCAGACCAACTTCGACAGCTACATCAAATCGTCGGAAAGCTGGAAGGCGCTCGCGGGCACCGAATACGACACGGCGATGAATTATGTTTTTGCCACGCTGTCCACCGGGATCAAGGTCACGCAGATCGCGGGCGATGCGCACTACATCATGCAGTTCAGCCGCCGGGCGGTGAACGCCGCGCTGGGCACCCCGGCGAACTACGTTGGCGAGCTGATCGCATCGGGCACGGCTGTAGGCGTCCACGACAAGACGACTGCGGGCACGGTGACCGGCTACAACCTTTCCACCCTGACCGCTTCGCTGCCTTTCGTGCGCAGCAGCCCGGTTTCGATGGTTTCCAACGTGGGCAGCACCACGATTGATCTTTCCTACGAAGTGCAGGGCACGGTTTACACGCATCGCGCATCGAACACGACAGCCGACACCACCGCGCCGACGCTTTCCAGCCCGAGCGGCACGCAGACCGGGCCGACCACGGCGAACCTTTCCGTTTCGACAAACGAGGTGGGTGGCACGATGTATCGCTACGTATCGACCAGCGCGACACCGCCGAGCAGCGCAGACCTGATCGCCGGAACGGGCGCGGTGTTTGCAGGATCGGCAGCGGTTTCATCAACCGGCGCGCAGGCCAGCACGGCCACCGGACTGACCGCATCGACTGCCTACTACGCGCACTTCCTCCATCGGGATGCGGCGAACAACAACAGCGCCATCGCGACCAGCGCCAGCTTCACCACGGCGGCGGCTGATACGACTGACCCGACGATCACCAGCGCCAATACGTTCACGGTGGCCGAAAATTCGACGCTGGCTCATGCGCTCGCCGCCAACGAGACAGTGGCATGGACGATCACCGGCGGCGCTGATGCGGCAGACTTCGAGATCAGCGGCTCAACCCTGCGCTGGGCCGGGAACGTGACCCGCGACTATGAGGCACCCGCCGACGCTGATACGAACAACACCTATGTGGTGCAGGTCACCGCGACCGATGGCGTGGGCCTGACCGCAAGCCAGACGATCACAGTGACGGTGACCGACGTTACCGAAGGGGGTGGTTATACCTTCACCAACTCCGAAGCGGCGACATTGGTGGCAGCGCGCACCGATAGCCCGGACGATACCCACAAGGGGCACATCGACAATCTGGTTGGCTCGCTCAAGTCCGCACTTGGCGGGCTGAACTTCGACCGGCTCTATGTCCCGATTGCCGGTGACGACGCATCGGCCCGCCTCAACTACGCCAACCCGGCAGTGGGCGCACTGACCGGCACGGCGACGTTCACCAGCGGGCAGGGCCTTACCGGCAGCGGGACCAACGCGCTCTCTACCGGCCTCAACGCCAATGCGGGGACGCATTTCGGCACGACCAGCGGTTCGATGCTCGTTGTGATCGTGGCGGCAGGAACGAATGGCAACACGATGGGCATTGCATCGGGCAGCGCGAACCTGCGCATCAATCCACGCAGCAACTCGAACCTTTGCCAAGTGCAGGTGAACACCACAGACCTGTTGCAGCCGTCAAATTCCGTCGCCCCCGGCGTCTATATCGCGGTGCGCACATCGACAGCGATCCGGGTTTACAAGGACGGGGTGGAACTGGGCGCGGATACGTCAATCACCAATTCGACGCCGGGTGCAGTCGATTTGACCGTGTTCGGCGCAAACAGTTCGTTCTGCGCCCATCGCTGCGGGGCATTCGGTTTCGGTGCTGAGATGAACGCCACGCAGGCAGCGGACGTTACCACAGCGATCAACACCTACCTGACCGCACGAGGGGTTGTGTGAGGCACGCGCCCGCTTTCAGCGCCAGTTTCCAAGACAGGCCCGCGATGGTGGCGCGGTATTATCAGGCGTTCGCGGACATATACAACATGGCGCAAACCTTGGCCCTGCTGTCCGACAAACTGGCAGCAATCGACCGGCACACACCCACGCCGATTGACCGGCTTGCATTGGACGAGATCATCCACGCATCGCGGGGCTGCATCTTGCGCGGGCATGAGAGTATCAGGCACGTGGTGGAGTAGTTACCCCTCCTTAACCTTCGCCGCCAGTTCTATCATAGCATCACGATCCATGTTCACAGGCTCCTCATAGTGAGGGCGAGGGTGTCTAGGCCCTCAACTTTGGCCATCGGAACTTTGTTGTCGAAGTAGTGAAGCGCGTAACTGTTGGCCCCAACAATTTCCCCATCGCAATCAACCGTTACTGTGCAATATCCTGAATACCTGCACGCGCCCTGCACCTTGTCATAGTGGCTGATGATGACGTGCATGTGCCCGTTGCGCGCTCCGAACCCGCCGCGAACAGGATAGACGTTGCCGACCATATCCGGGCCACTGACGGGGATTGGAACATTTGTGTCTATGTCAATTCTCATGTTCAATCCTCCTGTTCGTCGGCTTCGTGGACGCGGGACGGCTCCGGGTGATCCGCCGTGTCTGCGATCAGACCGGCAAGGGCAGTGCTGTTGACGGGTTGGAGGGCGGTGCGGGCTTCGAATACCCAAGCTGCATATTGGCCCACGGTAGCGCCTTGGCACCCGCAATGGCGGCCATCACAGCAAAGTTTTCTGTCAGGATCATCCACTACGGATGCGACGAATTGCAGCCCTTCCAAGTCTTGCGAGAGCCGCGCCACCTCTGCCCGCAACCGCCCCACCTCCGCCATAAGCGCCAGTTCGCGTTCACCTCCCGCGCCGACTATCCGGGCTTGTTCTTCCAATTCGGCCACCACCTCCGCCCGCTCGGCAGCGCCTTGCGCGTGGCCGCGTTGTTCGGCCTGTGCGCGGTGGGCGGCGAAGGTATTGCACAGCGTTTCAAACCGCTGAATATCGCCGCCCTTCGACCAGTAATGTAGATCGGCCACGCTCTCCCAACCGAGATGCTTTAGCGCGGCGTTCATATCGTCCAGCGTTACGCCCGCCGCATCCCGCGGGCTCTGGCTCACGTTATCCATGATCAGCCTCCTGACGGGCGAGGAAGGCGCGGGCACGAAGCACATCCTTAATGTCCTTGAACGCTCGCTCTATGGCATAGTCGGAAGGTGGTTCGCAGCGCGGGGTGTCGCCTTGCCCTTGGCGAAGGTTCGCCAACGCATTTGCCCACGGCATAGTCGCCTCCTCCAACTCTGCGCGGGGCACGAGGGCGTTGGCGCGGTAGGCGTTGACGAGGGTGACGATTAGTTGTGCATCAGCCTCCGATGATGCCTTCGCCACACGGGCAATGTTGAATTTGTCGCCATCAACGTAGTGGACGATGTTCCAACCGAAGTTTTCAAGCGCTCGGATAGTCCACACCCCCGGCGTTGCCTTCGCATCCAGCTCCGCCAGCTTTGTTGTGTCAGTCATCGTTCAAGCCTTTCTTTGGTATTCGCCGCAGGCACTTTCGTATGAGCCTCGCGGGGTTCGGACAGGATACCGCCCGCATGAACTTTCGAGATTTGGGAATTGTGGGTCTGTGTTGCGGAACCACCGGCAGTCGCGGCAAGTGTCAGTCATGGTTGTGGTTCCCCTCCAATATGTTCGCGGAAATGTCCTTGCAGGCGGCAAGGAAACCAACGTCTTGCTTGTCGAAGCCACATGTGCCTGCGAACGGCGACGGGCAGTTTCGCGCTACCTTCGCACACCGCTCCCGCTCAGCAGCCACCGCCTCCGCAACATCGCGGCGCTCGGCAAGCAGGCGGTCGCGTTCGGCGGTGAGGGCACTGATCATCTCGGCGGCGTCCTCCTCGGCCCATGACCGCAAGATTGTTGCCATGCACCGGGCTTCATTGGTCGTGATCATGGCTGGCCTTTCAAACGGCGGTAAACCCGGTGGCTGGTGTAAAGAGGGCTTGGCGCTTTCATGCCGACAGTGCGCCACGCATCGCGCCAAGTGCCGTCATCGGTCTGTACCTCGTCGGTTGCCAAGATGATTTCGCCCTCGTCGAGCATTCTGTAACGCTGGTCCCAAACCATCACTCACCTCCATTGCTGTCCAGCGCACCGCCCCGCGCGCTGGTTGTTGATGGTGTTGGATCGGTCGTGGTCATGTTGGCAAACCTTCCATGTAAAAGATCAATAACTGTAGAACGGATAGTAACCTTCGATGCGCTCACCACCCCCGCCACCCCCACCGCCGCCGCCGGTATACCCACCACCGCCGCTCCCGACCGCGGTCCCGCCGCCACCGTACGCACCGGCTGTCGGGCTTGTCTGTTGGGTGGTCAACGTGGTGACGGCCTGCGCGAAAGCGCGGCGCTTGGTCGCCTCCTTGGCTATGATTATCTCCCGACCGCCGGGTGATCGGGCCGCGACGATGTAACGCTTGCGCAGGTAGAGGTCGCGGACGTTGCGGGTCGGGCGGATGACGATGCGGGACTGGGTCACTTCAACTGGTCCTTCAGTTCACGGATTGTGCGATTACGCTCTTTCAGAAGCGCGTTCTTTATCCCGATGTCGTGCGATAGGGTCAGGTTCTTTTTCCGGGTCAGGCTAAGCTCTTCGTTCAACGCCCGGGTTAGCGCCTTCTCTTGCCGCAACTGAAAAGCAAGCTCGGCGATCTGGTAGTCTGCCTCGGTCATGGCTTCGTGTACTCCAGAAGGCCGACCGACGCCAGATGCTCGCGCGCTGTCGATCGGCTGATCGACCTGCCGGCAGCCCACGGGAAGAAGGCGTCGTCCAGATCGCGCTCGGCGTCGCGCAGTTCGGAAGCTGCCCGCTCAAGGCGTGTAAACGCCTGCGCGAGGCGCTGGGTCCGCTGGCGCTGGGTCATGCTCTCAATCCTTCGTCTATCAGGTCCTCGGAGTGGCAGTCCTCGCGGTCGCGCCACTCCTCGATCTCCTTGTCGATCTCGTCGATGATACGGGTCGCCATGCGGCGCTGACCCTTGTCGTGCCGGTCGAACAGGGAGGTGAGCGCCCGCAGCTCGGTGGCCTTGCTGCGCGCGATCCCCAATCCCTTGATGATGTCGGCGCTCATGAGAACAGCTCATCGATGCTCTCGAACTTCTCCGCGCGCCCTTCAGCGATCTCCTGCATCGCTTCCACAGTGGCCTTGTTGGGCACCCGGATGCTGTTCCGCGCCTCTTCCACAGCGATCGCTGCGAGCGTGAGCTGTTGGCTGAGAGGTGCGGCGAGGAACAGCTCGTCGAGGTCGGGCTTGGCGTCAACATGGCGCGGTTCGGTAAACACCGGGTCCTGCCGCTCGACGACCGTGGTGAACTCGTCGCCCTTGCACCCGACCCACAAGTAGTTGGCGAAGGCGGCGATGCCTGCTGCAGTGGTGTCGACCTCGACGATCTCGGCGGCGGGGCCAGCCTCGCTGCGGCGTCCGTGGAAGATGCCTTCCGGTGTGCGGTAAATCTTCATGCTCCGTACTCCTCGATGAGCGCGTCGATGTCCGCGTCGCGCTCGATGATGTCGATGTCAAAGTCTTCGATCATTGGTCTTCTCCTCGTTGTGCAGCGCGGTACGCGGTGCAGGTTACCCAAGTTTCCAGTTCATTCTCTCCGGCGCCACAGCGCTTGCAGACGCCCAGACCGCCTTCCACGACCGCGACGTACAGCGCGTTGCGGCGTTGGCGCTCCTCACTGTTAAAGTCTGCGGAGTTGTACAGCAGGTGCTGGTGCAGCGGTTCGGGCGTCATGTACTTGGCGCGCAACCCAGCTGCGGTCTCGTAGGGGCGGCTCACGCCACGCTCCTTGCTTCGCTCATCCGGCTGCTGTTGGGCAGGAAGAACGCAGCGGGGTTGAACTCGCCCCACGCTTCCTTGAGCGGGCCGACCATCCGCCCTTCGCGGTGCGTCAGGTCGTAGACCGCGATGCACTCCTGCTCGAGGTCGATCGCTAGCAGGTGGATGGCGTGGTCGCTCAGGCCGTAGCCCTGCGTTACATAGGTCGCCTCGGTGTCCGACTGGACGATGCGACCGGTGGTCTGGGTGAAGCCCGCAGCGCGCAGCGCCCGAGCTACGACGAACACCGGGAGGGTGCTGCCCGGTGCGGCCTGCGCCAGCCCGATGTTGAGGATGATTTCGTTTTGCATTATCGAACTCTCCAGCTCGGGGTTGATGGCCTGTAACTACAACCGCGTGGTTGTGAGGTCAACCCTCAAAATGATATTGGCTGAAAATAATTGTCGGAGCCACAACCGCCCCCGAAATCCCCAGCTGGTATAGACAACCCACAGGTTGTGTGGCATCCTGCCTGCTCAATATAGGAGACAGGACCGTGTGGGACCGTATCGTTCTCGCCTTGAACGCCGCGTGGGTCGCGGTGGGTTTCGTTTGCATTTACAAAGAGATGAAGAAGGAACCACGTCTGTGACAGGTATCGACAAGGCCATCGAAGCTGCCGGGGGTGAGGTCGCATTGGCCGAGCTGCTGGGCGTCTCACAGCAGGCCGTCAACAAGATGAAGCAGCGCGGGTACTGTGCGCCGAAGCGCGCCGAGCAGATCGCCAACAACTTCCCGATCAACGTGGACGAGCTGATCGACCCGACGCTGGTCGAGATCCTGAAGGGGCCGAAGTGATGTTCGCAAAGATCCTGTGCTCGCTGTTCGGGCACGATTGGGAGCTGGTGGCGACCCTCTTCGGGCGCACCAAGGACGTGGAGCACATCGCGTGCTCGCGCTGCCACATGGAGACCACCCGGGTGAAGGAGATAAGCTGATGCACTGGTACTCGTTCGTGATGGGCGTCCTCGCCACCCTCGCAGCCTCGGGCTTCGGCACGCTGGCGATTGCGCTGCTCTGCCTGCGCAAACCCGAGGACACCAGCGGCTGGTGGCAGGGTAACCCACTCTCAAAGCGCGAAGAGGATAAGTAATGGCCGAAAACTACGGTGCCACCCTCGAGGCGTGGCACCACTGGGGCACGACGCTCGGCCTTGCCGAGCACCTGCTCCCCGTGATCTCGAACCCCGGCGCTGAGATCAGCCCCGACAGCAAGATCAAGGCGCTGGGCAAGACGCCCAGTCGCTACAACTTCCGCAGGCAGGCTGCTGGGTTCGCGAAGTGGACCGAGCACCGCGCGACGGTGAAGGAGATCGGGCAGTGGGAGTTGGAGGCTGACTACGGCATCTGCGTTCAGGCGCGGGCGGTCAGGGCGATCGACATCGACGTGCCCGACATCCGCAAGGCGAGGGCGATCCTCGACCTGATCTCGACCACACTGCCGACCCACTTCTTCCCCCGGCGATCGCGCGAGGGCACCGGCAAGGTGCTGCTGCCCTTCCTGTTCAAGGGGCCGATGCCGAAGCGGATGCTGCCTGTCGACGGCGGGATTGTCGAATTCTTGGGTGACGGGCAGCAGTGGATCGCCGAGGGGGCATATCTGACTGCGAACCCCAGAGCTGCAGCGCGCGCCAACACGCCGCAGGTCGCGGTGGGCAGGTACCTGTGGCCCACCGGGTGGCCTACCGCGCTCGAGGAGCTGACAGAGGGTGATCTCGAGAGCCTGTGGGACGCGCTGTGCCTGTTCTTCGCCACTGGTGCGCCGACGATAGCGCGTCAACGGCGCGAGGGCACAGGTGTGGACACCCGGCCGGTGGCTGGGTGCGACGACCCTGTGGCGCAATATCTGCATGAGAGATGGGAGATCAGGGAGTATGGCCGGGATGGTGAGCTGTGCATCCCTTGCCCGTTCGCCAGCGAGCACAGCAGTGACAGCGGCCCGACCGAGACGGTGTATTACCTCGCAGGCACTGGCGGGTACGAGAAGGGGCACTTCAAGTGCCTGCATGCTCATTGCATGTCGCGCACCGATGCGGACTATCTGGAGGCGATCGGTTTCGCCCATGACATGAGCGATGCGCCGTTCGAGGGTGATGCTCTCCCAACCCGCGAACGGTCTGAGACCCGCACAAAACCACCGGAGAGGGGCGATGCTGTCCCGGGTGCCGAGATCGACGGGCCGAAGACCGGCTACGACCTACCCACGCCGCGCTACATGATCGACAAGCAGGGTCGAAAGGAGAACCGGGCCTACAACCACCAGCTGTTCCTGAGCAGTGCTGAGTGCGGCAAGCGGATAGCGTGGGATGACTTCTCTGCGCAGATCGTCTGGTGCCCAGCGCACGACAAGAAGGGCGAGGAGCGGTGGTCGCTGTTCTCGGACGAGCACTATTCCGATCTCGTGATGCAGATGGACCGCAACGGCTTCGTGCCGCAGGCGGTGACCGCCATCCGACCGGCGGTCATCAAAGTGGCGATGCAGAATAAGATCGACCTTGCGATCGAGTGGGTGGAGAGGCTGCCGGGGTGGGACGGGGTGCCGCGGATAGAGACGTTCTGGCCGGTGTACGCGGCCTCTGCCGACACCCCATACACGCGGGCGGTGGGCCTCTACTCGTGGACCGCGCAGGTGGGCCGGGTGCTCACCCCCGGCTGTCAGGCCGACATGGTCCCTATCCTCGTGTCTGCGCAAGGCACGCGAAAGACCTCATTCATCGCCTCGATCGCTCCCAGCCGGGAGATGTTCATCGAGATCAACCTGACCGACCGCAACGACGACACCAGCAGGCTGATGCGCGGCGCGCTGGTGGGTGAGCTGGGCGAGCTGCGCGGGCTGAAGGGCCGGGCGCACGAGGACGTGAAGGCATTTCTGACGCGCTGCGTCGAGAAGTGGACCCCGAAGTATCAGGAGTTCGCCAAGTCGTTCAAACGCAGGCTGGTGTTTTACGGCACCACCAACGAGGACGACTTCCTCGCCGATCCGACCGGGGAGAGGCGCTACCTGCCGTTCTGGGTGGGTGGTGACCACCAGCTGGACGTCGAGGGGCTGATGCGTGATCGCGACCAGCTCTGGGCCGAGGGGCTGGTCCTGTGGCGCGCACAGGGTGTGTGCTGGCAGGATGCGGAGCGCTTGGCACGCGAAGAGCACCACAAGTTCAAGGCGGATCTCGAGTGGACAGGCAAGGTCAGGGAGTGGCTACTAACCCCCGGCGGTCTGCACGACCCTGAGCTGGCGCCTTGCGATATGCCCTTCGAGTGGGGGCTGGAACAGGTCGCGGTGGGCATCGGGCAGCGCGTTGACCGCGGTGTTCTGACCCACATCGGCAAGGTGCTTAATGCGCTTGGGGCGGTGAAAAAACAGGTGCGCGTGGTGGGTCGACAGTACGCGGTGGACAGGTCGCAGCTTTTGCGACTTGTAAAAGATTGCGAGTAGCTACTCGCAGATTAACCCATTGGGTTATTCTGCGAGCGTGTAACAACTGGATCACAACTGCGTAACAACTGGATCCGGGCGAGATTATCTAATGATTTCAGGGCTGTAACAACGTAACAACTGAACTACCAAACATATTGTGTGAGATATTGCTATAAGACATAACAATATAGTATTCATATAAAGGTTAGGGAGAATGGTTGTTACAGTTGTTACAGGGGGGCGAAAATCGCCGCTAACCTACGGTGATATAACGATTTTTCCGGTGTAACAACTGGATTTGGAAAAGAGGTCTGGAGGTTGATGTGCACTTTTTAGAGGATCAGGTCTGGAAAGCGAGCGCTTGCGACAGCAAGGAGCGTTTCACCTCGCCCGCATCGGCGAAGGAGGCGAGCAAGCGGATCGAGAGGCGCGGCAAGACGGCCAAGTACCGCGGCTCGATGAAGAAGATCATAACACCCTACCGCTGCCCGCACTGCGGCGGCTGGCATCTCGGGAGTTCATCAAATGCCCAAAGGTGAGAACAACCCGCAAGCCCAGCTGAGCGATGCTGAAGTGGAGCTGCTCAGGTCGCTGTACGAAGCGGATAAGCGTCTGCCGCGCGCCGAGCGCATGTGGACAGGCCATGCGCTGGCGGACAAGTTCGAGATCACGGTCCGCCACGTGTGGTATATCCTGAGCTACCAACGGCGCTGATAGTGAACACGCCCCCGACCGGCGTGCTACTCTCCCCGGATGAGCGCGCCATATTCCGATGACACCAAGCAGGACTTCCTCGACCAGCTCGCCCGATGCGGCGTCCTGAGCGCTGCGCGAGCCGCTGCAGGCATCAAGTCTCACGCGACCATCCACAAGTGGCGCGAAACGGACGAAGCGTTCAGCGAGGCTTACGACGAGGCTATGGCCACTGCGGCCGACAGCCTCGAGACCGAAGCCCGGCGACGTGCAGTCGAGGGCGTGGTCCGCGTCAAGCATCACCCGAAGACCGGAGAGCCGATCGACGAGGTCCAGTACAGCGACACGCTGCTGCTCGCACTGCTCAAGGCGAAGAAGCCGAGCGAGTTCGCGGAGCGCACCAAGACCGAACTGAGCGGCCCCGACGGCAAGGCGATCGAGACCAACGACACCGCCAACGCAGCGCGGCTGATGGCCATCCTCGAGGACGCCAAGCGGCGCAAGGAAGCGGACAACGACCCGCTGTTCGCGTGATCGATGCTCGACCTGAGCCTGCCTGAGATCACAGAGCTGCTCGAGTACCTCACGGACGATGAGCGCAAGGAGCTGCTCGAGATCGTTGCGAGGGACACGTCGCTGCACATGTGGCGCCCGCTCCCCGGTCCGCAGTCGATGGCATACCACAGCGACGCTGACGTGCTCGGCTATGGTGGCGCAGCGGGCGGCGGAAAGACCGACCTGATGATCGGCAAAGCGGTCAACAAGCACAAGATCAGCTACATCCTGCGCCGTGAAGCGACGCAGATGCAGGGCATCTACAACCGCATGTCGGAGATCGTCGGAGGCACCGAGGGTTTCAACAAGAGCGACAAGATCTGGCGGCTGGCTGACAACCGGCTCATCCGCTTCGGCTCCACACCCAACCTCGGCGACGAGATGAACTATCAGGGGCAGGCGCGCGATCTGCTGGGCCTCGACGAGACCGCGAACTTCCTGCGGCAGATGGTGATCTTCCTGATGGGTTGGGTGCGTACCACAGACCCCAACCAGCCGACGCAGAGCATCCTGACATTCAACCCGCCAACCACGGCCGAGGGCCGTTGGATCGTCGACTACTTCGCACCGTGGCTCGATGAGCGCCACAAGAACCCAGCCCTGCCGGGCGAGAAGCGCTGGTTCGCAGCGATCGCCGGCGAGGACACCGAGGTCGACAGCGCTGCGCCCTTCGTGCTCGACGGCTCGGGCCGCAACTACGACTTCGACGACCGCGACTACCGTGGCAGCCGCGAGGTGCTGATCCTCCGGCCGCAGAGCAGGACGTTCGTGCCGAGCCGCATCTCGGACAACCCGTTCCTCGTCCGCACCAACTACATGTCCACGCTGCAGGCGCTGCCCGAGCCGCTGCGCAGCCAGATGTTGTACGGCGACTTCAAGGCGGGCATGAGCGACGACCCGTGGCAGGTGATCCCCACTGCGTGGGTCAAGGCTGCACAGGACCGCTGGACCGCCAAGCAGCCCAAGCCCAACCTCACCTCGCTCGGCGTCGACGTGGCGCGTGGCGGTGCTGACCAGAGCGTGATCGCGAAGTGCACCGAGGACCTGTGGTTCGACGAGCTGCTCGAATATCCCGGCGAGGAGACGCCCAACGGTCCGCGCCTCGCGGGTCTGGTGATCGCAGCCAATGCCAACCACGGCGCGATCCAGATCGAGATCAACGGTGTGGGTGCATCGCCGTTCGACTTCCTCGTGCAGGCCAACCAACAGGTCTACGGCATCGACGTATCGACCCGCTCTGCGGCCACCGACAAGTCTGGGCGACTGTCGTTCAAGAACCTGCGCAGCGAGCTGTGGTGGAAGTTCCGCGAGCTGCTCGACCCGGCCAACAACCACTACGTGCAGCTACCACCCGGCCGCGACATCCTCGTCGAGCTGACCGCGCCCAAGTGGACGGTCAAGGGCTTCGAGATCTACGTCGAGAGCCGCGAAGAGATCATCAAGCGCATCGGGCGCTCGCCAGATAGAGCCACGGCCATCATCCTCGCTGCCATCCGCACCCCGGTGAACCTGCTGCACGGGCGCAGTGAACTCGCAAATGCGCGGCGGGCGTATGACCCGTACGCTACGAGGTGAACTGAACCATGTGTCTACCCCTTCTCCCTGCGATCATGCTCGGCGGCTCCCTGCTCGGAGCCGGCGTAAGCTACGTCAACGGCCAGAAGCAGGCCAAGGCCCAGAAGGCTGCGCTGGCGCAGAACGAGCGCACCGCGGCGCAGCAGGCGCAGCAGGCCGAGCAGCAGTTCAACCGCCAGAACCAGAAGCGGCGCGACGAAGTGACGAGGGCGGCGGATGTATCTCTCTCCGCGCACGGCGCGGCCGCCACGGCCGATGCGGAAGTCCAGCGGGCAGAAGAGGCGCTCAAGCGGGCGAAGTTGGATACGAGCCGTCCGCAACCCGCCAAGCCCCCGGTCGCCCGCCACGTTCCCGCCGCCGCTCCCTCCACCG